CGGCGTTTGTCTCACCGTCACCCGGCGCCGGGGTATTGGCCGGCGCTTCCGCGGACTCGGCCTTGGTTTCGGGTTTGTTCTCGGGCGTGTCCATCGCAGCCTGCAGCCCCTTGATCCACTGCCGCACCGGCCCCTCGCACGCCGAACGCACACGCAACGCCTCCGGGTTGCTCGGGATCGTCACCGCCGACAGCTCCAGCAGCTCCCACTTCGTGAACTTGTAGGTGTAGCCGTCCTCGTCAGGGTTGCCCGTCTCCCACTCCTTCGGGATGAACCGGATGCTCACCGCCCGCATGAAGCCGGCGTCGTAGTACGCCTTGATCATCGCCGCGAACGGGTTGATGGCGTCGGCCCACTCGACCTCGGCCTCCCAGCCCGCCCCCGTGCGCGTCAGCGACACGATGCGGCCCATCGGCGGCGCATAGCTGTCGTGCCCGTACAGGAACACCGGGTTGCGCATGAACGAGTCGGCCAGCATCCCGTCGGGATCCACGACCTCGCCGTCACGGTCCAGCGCGTCACTCGTCATCAGGAACCGCATCCGGCCGTCGGCCGAATCCGTCTCGCGGTCAATGTTCAGCAGTTTTTGCTTTATGGTTGCGTCCATGTTATTCCCCCTGGCCCTCGATATAGGGTATTACCGTGCAACGGCAGTTTATCGTGTTGCCCGGCTCCCCCTCGGGGTCTCCCGGGAACGCCAGCCGGCCGCCCGTCGCCGTGAAGTACCCATCCACCGGCGCGATCTCACCGTTCGCGGCCCAATGGTCAAACTCGCTCTGCGGCGCCCGGCGGGTGCGCTCGTCCAGCGCCGACAGCCACTGCTGGCGCCCCACTACGCCGCTGGTGCGCATCCCCTCGTTTGCCCCGGCGTTGGACGCGGCGTTCAGCTCCGTGCGGGCGATCATCTCGGCCCGCCAGTCGGAGAAGCCCTCGAACAGCGTCTCGATGCGCCCGGCCGCGTCGTTCACACTCCACCCCTCGAACAGCCCCTCGCGAATGATCTCTTTGATGGCGTCGCGGGTCGTGGCCACCACGTCGGCGGCATACCGCCGGCTGAATGTGTCCAGCCACCGGCGGGCCCGCGCCGTCAGCAGGTCGCGCTGCTCCCCGGTCAGCTCCAGCAGCGTGGCGCCCAGGGCGTCGAGGAACATATCCGTCAGGTGCTTGAGGTTTAGCGTGTAGAACACCTCGACCTCGTACTCGAGATCCAGGTAGTCGTTCATGTCCAGCAGATCCTTGCGGATGAACTTCAGCCGGGCGGCCTTGCTCTTGTCGGGCTGGATCTTGTCCAGCGACTTGCCGTAATTGGCCCGGACTTTCGCCAGGATGCGCTGGCCCTGCTCGTTGAACGCCTCGGCCAGGGCGGCGCGGAACGGCTTGACGTGCGGTTTCATGGACTTGACGTGCCGGGCGAACAGCTCCAGGTGCGCGTCATACGGCACCGTGCCCGTTTCGCGCACGGCCCGGTTGACCTCGCGCCACACGTCCACCGTTTTCATCCGGCGGTACTTCTCGCGCTTGTTGATGACGTTCTTTTTCTTGGCCGCCTTGCCGGTGTCAGCCGGCGCGAGGCCGCCCAGCCCGCCGAGCAGGCTGTTCATGCCGAGCTGGTCGTATGGGATCAGCCCCGTCTTGATGATGCGCTGGTCGCCGCCGTCGAACTCGTCGTACCCCAGCTCGGCCGCCACCTCGTTCGGGGTGCGGATGCCGCGCTCCATCAGGTCGAGCAGCAGCTTCTGCGTGCGTTCCTCGTCCTTCGGCACCGGGTTCTCGAACACGAATTTCAGCCTGGCGGTGCGGACGTTGGCCGGCTGGTAGAAGCGGTCGATGATGTGCTTATTGATCGCCGCGGCGACGAGCACCGACAGCGGGTGGATGCACTCGCGGTTGAACGTGTAGTCGGCGCTCTCGCTGTTGCTGCGGTTCACGTCGGTGGTTAAGCCGATCTTCGCCGCAGGCACCTTGAACGCGGCCAGGATCTTGTCACGGGTCATCTCCGAAACTTCGATGAACCGGCGGTCGCTGTCCGGCATACTGATCGTCTTGATGTCGGCGCCCTGGGTCAGCACTGCCCACTTGTGCGCACCGTCCAAACCCTTGTGCGCCGTGTCCCACTGGCTTTTGAACGACTTGAGCGACTCCCGGTTGACGTCCACGCCCTCGGGGAACACCACCAGGAAGTCAGGGCGGGCGTTGTTTTTGTAGAAATTGCCCTGGTAAATCTGCGTGAACAGCGACAGGTCGGTGGCCCGGGCGGCCGCCCGCAGCGGCGACATGCTCCCGCGCCAGTTGCCGGCCACGCCGTAGGGCAGCGAGAACGGCGCCACGTACTGCGGGTCGATGCGGAACGCGCCGCCGTTCATTTGCACCATGTACTGCAGCGGGATCCGGCCGGAGCCATCGTAGATCACCCACACGGCATCCGGCGGCAGGCGCCAGATCTGCGTCGGCCACTTGCCGTTGCCATCCGGCAGCAGCCACCAATAGGCGTCTCCGGCCGTCATCAGGTCGCCTGCCAGCATCCACATCAGCTCGGCGCCCGTGGTGGCCGGGTTCGGGTTGCGCAGCATGTCCAGCAGGATGTGCTCGTCCACCGAGTCAATGACCGGGCCGCCCTTGCTCTTGCGCTCAAGCTGCAGCCAGTACGGCAGCGACATGATGCGGCCCGAGATCGCGGTGACGCAGGCATACACCCAGTCCTCACACGACTCCAGCAGCTTTTTCGGCGTCGGGTTGGCGCCAAGCCCTTCGTCCGGATGAATGAACGAGTCGGCCGACAGCCATTCGTTCAGCGTCATCTTGACGTGTTCAATGGATCGAGCCGCCTCAAGATCGCGCTCGCGGCGGTCGCTTTCGCTGGGCACCGGCGGGCTATACCGCAGGTTGAGGGACGTTATACCCATACCCCTCCCCAATTCCTGCTATCAGCCTAGCACGGTTTTGGGTGTAAACAGGGTGTAAAAATTGTTTACAGGGTCAAACGAGTTGGCGGGATGGTCAATCCACGATGAACATTTGTGCTTCGCGGCGGCGGGGGCGGTAAACAGCCAGCACCGCGGCGTCGGCCTTGTCCGGCGAACGCCGCAGCCGCTTTTTAATATCATCCTTCGGCGTGATCGTGATGCCGCCGATCTCCGGCTTGAACCGCGGGGCGGTCAATTCGGCCAGCAGTTCGGGGTCGTTCGGCAGCGAAACGAGGTAGTCCGATGATGGGTCCAGCAGGTCGCGCATGTTCCAGTACAGGAACGCCCGCATGTTTCGGAACTTGAGCGTGCCGCTTTTATCCTTCTCGTCACACCCGGCGCCGAAGTTGATGCCGTTGACGTTCATTCCGTTGCCGCGGGCCAGATCGAAGGCGCCGGGCGGCATGGCGTCCATGTTACAAACCACGGCCGGGTTCGCCATGTCGGGGATCAACAGCGCCACCACACTCTGGCTGTCGGGCGTATCCTTGCCCGGAGTGACCAGCAGGCGCGATATGCCGCCGGCGTCCGAGAACGCCCGCACCGTGCAGTCCCGGCCGCCGTGGGCCGAGTCGCACCCGATGCACTCCGTCTCGCCGTTTGTCCGCGTGGCATGTCGGGCCATCGCCGCCAGCACCCAGGCCGTCGGGATCACCTGGTACGGGTCGTCGTTCTCGGCTACCGACCAGTCGCCATTCAGCAACTGCGAACGGAACGGCTCGGGTAGCATGGCCAGCCGGTGGCGGTATTCGTCCGGCATCGTCGGGTTGTCGCACAGTCGGGCCGGAATGAACGTGCGGCTCATGCCTTCCGGATCATCGGCCGTGGTTTCAATTTCCTTGTCGTTGGGCAGCCGCTTGAAATATCGAATCTCGCCCGGTTTGGCCGGGTTGGAATGGGTCGGATCCAGCCACGGCGCCCACCGTTCCACCACCCACTCCTGGCCGGTATTGCCCGGGTTGCTACCATTGACCACGCGCACGCGCTGCCCCGGGATGGTGGTGCGTAGCCGCGACAGCAGGTACAGGTATGGTTTCAAGTTAAACTGTGTCAATTCGTCAAAGGCGATCAGATCGAACTCGGCCGACTGGTACTGGTACATGTCATCGTCGTGTTCCAGATGCCCGAACCGCACCCGGCGGCCATCGGGCAGGTTGGCCACGTGCTTCGTGCTGTTGTAGCAGCCGACGGGATACCATTTTTTCGCTTCGAGTATCAGCGAATCCTCGAGCTGCGGATATGTTCTGCGCAGCAGCAGGGACGAGCGGTGATACAACCGGGCCAGGTTGACAATCAGGCACGTCTTGCCCGGGCCCGCCGCCCCCCCGTACAGCGTCTCGAACGCATCCGTCTCGATCACGTCGGTTTGCGGCCCGGGATGCGGCACCCAGGGCGTGCCGGATGGTCCGGCGCCGTCATCCAGAGCCACCGGCGGCCCGAACACGGCGTCGAACCCGTGCCTCATGCTGCGGATCTCTTTAATCGCTATACCCGCCATCCCCATCCCCA